GCGGTGCATTCCTGGTATTATTTTGTCGAATGTTTCTTTACAAAAACATTCAAAAGATTGTCCCACGTACCTACGAGGTGTGGGGTGGCTCTGGACCTGAAGACCCTTTTGTTGCGGCTGCACTAAAAGAGTTTGACCAGAACATGTACGAGAAGGTTCGTCCATTCGGCAAAACAGGGGGAAACACCCCCGAAATGGTTGAGAAATTGGATAGAGTGTGTCAACAAGACCGCTCTTTTCCTTTGGGATTTGAGAATGATTGGGAAGGCAGAGCATATGGGTTGGCATATGCTAGAACAAGCGCAAGATTTGAACTTAGGGAGCGAGCAGTTCCCATTAAGTTAAATGATGCATTGGAGAAGCTCCACAAAGATACAAGTGCTGGTTACACTTTTATGGGAAAACAAAAAGGTGATGTTTTACCAGAGATTCTTTTAGGAGCGAAGCGAATTATTGCGGCTGCTGTGAATTTGACGCCACAGCAACCAATTCCTTGCTTAATTGGAACTCGCGGAGTATTGCAGCCCTGGTTCGGGACTAAGCACCGCATGACTTTCAATTATCCAGCCGAGATGCAACTTGTGGGTCAGATGTTCATTACCCCAATTAATGAGAGACTGTTGGATGAGGGACGCTCACCAATGGTTTTTGGGCCAGGTACTTTAAACAAGGTACGCCGAATTATCTCTAAAACGTATAAGAAGGGCCAGTTCTGTATGCGATGGGATATTAAGGCATTGGACAACACAATCCCTACCGTAGTGCTTCAAGATGCGTTCACAATTGTCAAGGGACTAATTGACTTTGAAACGTTTGAAGGTAAGAAGCAGTCTCAATATCAACAAAATCGTTGGGAAAATGTATTTGAGTATCTTAAAACATATGATACTTATACCCCAGTGATGTCTCCAACCGGAGTGTTGAAGTGGTATGTTGGTGGTGTAGCTTCAGGAAGCCCATTCACGCAATTAGTGGATTCAATTGTAACCACGCTATATCTCGAGTTTGTAGCGATCATGTTAGGCATGTCAATTGAGGATCTCTACGTATTGGGTGATGATGCTTTTGTTGCTAGCGGTCAGTTTGACTTGGAGCGAATTAAAAGAATTCTTTTCCGAGTCTTCCGAGTTGAAATTAGTGTTGAGAAAACAAAAATTTATGATGGGAGAAAACCTGAGAAGGGTTTTCTTGGATATGAATTCAAGTTTGGCAGACTCCACCGTCCTACGACTGAGTGGTTCAACCTAATGTTACACCCTGAGCGCAGTGTGAAGACTTTAGAAGTTTCTTATTCACGTGTTTTAGCGTATATGTTCATTGGTGGAATTAACAGTGATAGAGTAGCACACTTCTTCGAGTTTTATGAGTCTGGATATCCAGTGGGAGGTTTAGAGTATGTTGAAACATACGATTTCGCTGCAAAAAGAAAGTATGCAGGATGGAACATTCCAAAAGGAAAAGTCAGTCAGTATAAAATACATGATTTCGTTCATGCAGTCTTTAACACTTAAATAACCGGGCCACCATACCCAGTCGAAAAAAAAAAAAAAACA